TCTTGAACCTCTACACCATCAACGTAACTATGTTTAAGAACCAGCTGGCCGGGAAGCTGAAGCTGCATCCAGGTACCCCCGGGTCCATTCATCTGCATGCCGAGATGTCCACCGATATGGGCTATGCACGGCAGCTCTGTGCAGAATACCAGGACGAGCGCGGTTACTGGATCTGCCCCCCTGGAAAGGCTAACCATTTTTTCGATATCAAGGTCTACGGTTTCGCCGCGGCAGATATCATCAGGATCCGCTCCAAAGTGCCTCAGATTGGCCGTGCAGAACCGCCGCCGGTCCCTCATAAGGTAGTCGCACCGCAAAAAGCCAGTTTACCCAATTGGTTCAGTAACCGCCGATAGTTAACCATGCAATGAAGGGAGGTGTTATGGAGCAGCCGCAGGTTTTTAAAAGTGAAGAAATGATGAAGGTCTCAAGGATTGCCGAACTGTTGGGAGTATGCCGACAGCATATATACAACCTCATTGATCGGGGCGAACTTGCCCCGGCGTTTCGCTTCGGTGGTCGGCAGGGAATCTGTGTCCCATCTGTAGTAGTTAAAGCCTACAAAGAATCTTCTAAAATCGATCTCCTCAGAAGAGCCGAATAGTTTTTTTAGGTAAGTTATTAACTAAAAATAATACTATAAATAAAAATAGTTGTCCATAGTGTCCACAGTGTCCATGGTGTCTACTGACAGTATCTCTTTTTGATAATACTGTAGCGCCATGGTAATCACCCCGTTATTCACATCTGAAGAGCTTGACACCCAGATCGCGGCCTTCAAAATCGCGATGCTCGACGTTGCTGGCGGTAAGCGCGTCCGCCTCAATACTGGCGGCACCGACCGCGAGGTGACCTCCGAGGACCTTCCTCAGCTGCGTAAGCAACTAGAGTGGCTCCAGGTGGAACGTTCCAAGCTCGTCCTCGGCTCAGCCCCCCAATTTCTCCCGGGGAGGCCGCGCCGATGAGTAACGGTTGCCGCATAGGCCGCTCCTACGCTGCCCCCCGCGCCCAGGATGTTACCGCCCCCAGGAAGAGCGCCGCCGCCATCGGCCGCACTGGCGGCGGAGCTTCCGGTACCCTCTCCAACTGGTCCCCCCGTCGTCTCACCTGGCCGGAAGAGGGGCGCCAGCGCGAGGTGATCGCCGATCGCGCCAACGATATCGCCGCCAACAACGCCCACGGCGCCGGCCTCATCGACTCCATCGCCACCAACTCCATCGGCACCGGTCTCTGGCCCCAGTCCAAACCCAACTGGAAGCGCCTCGGTATCTCCGAGGAACAGGCCCAGGGCCTCGCGGAAACCATGGAGTGGGAGTTCGAACAGTTCAATAAAACCGCCGACGCCGCAGCACCCAGCGCCGAGACGGCTACCTGCAATTTTTACGGTCTGCAGTTCCAGAACATCTATTCCTTGCTGGTAAATGGCGAGTTCCTGAACCTCCCGCTCATGATCGACGATCCGTCGCGCCGCTACTCGCTGGCGCTGCAGGTCCTCGACCCGGTCCGGCTGCGTACCCCCATGGGGCTCACCGCCACCAAAGGAATCCGCGACGGCATCCGCCTGGGTAACATGGGCCAGCCGACCGGCTATCTGATCGCCGACCCCGAAGACGGCCGCTTCACGACCTCGCTTGATCTCCGCTTCTATCGCGAGATCCCCCCTATGCTCGGGCACCGCCCCCAGGTATTCCACCGCTTTCATAAAAAAGTTCCGGAAAGCGTGCGCGGAGTCTCCATCATCGCTCCCGCCATGAAGTTTTTCCGGGACATGTCCGACTACCTCGACTTCGAGCTGGTAGGCGCCATCATGGCCGCGAGCTTCCCGGTATTCATTGAGCAGAGCTCACCCTATTCCGCAGAAGACGAATTCGGGACTCCGGCACTACTTCCGGGCGGGCAGACCTATCAGGAAGTAGGTCCCAGTATCATGTACGGCCGCCCCGGGGAAAAGCCGAACCTCCTTTCCAGTCCACGTCCCGGCAACTCCTTCGGCGTTTTCGTCGAGACCATCCTGCGCGGCGCCGGTGCCGCCGCCGGCATGCCCTACGAGGTCATTGCCAAGGACTTCTCCAAAACCAACTATTCCTCCGCGCGCGCCGCCCTCGAGGAGGCCTGGCGCGTCTTCGGCATGTACCAGGACTGGATGGTTACCTACTTCTGCCAGATCATCTGGGAGATGGTCTGGGAAGAGGCGTTCCTGCGCGGCTACATCCGGCTCCCCAAGAGCGCCCCCGATTTCTATTCCCACCGCGCGGAGTACTGCGCCGCGACCTGGATCGTCCCCGAGCGTACCAACCTCGACCCGGTCAAAGAAATGGTCGCCGCTATCATGGGCAAGAATGCCAACATCATCACCGACGCCGACATTGCAGCCAAGCGCGGCAAGGACTGGGAAGCGCAGTACGCGCAGAGAAGCCGGGAGATCAAGAAGGCTAAAGAGCTGGATCTACCGGAAGGCTCGGCCCTGAAGCCGATCGTCTCGAAAAAAGCACCAGACCAGCAACAGGGGGCAGCAGCATGAAAAATATGCGCGTAGCGGAGCGGATCTTCAACCGGCCGCTGATGATATCCGAAGCCAAGATGAACGTGATCCTGCATGTCATGGGCCCGCGTTTCAACCTGGACATTTCTTCCCTCCCCCAGCTGCAGGCGGCGGTGCTCAGCGACCCCGAACGGAGCCGCGGTGGCTACTCGGTCCTAAACGGCGTGGCCACCATCGGCATTTATGGCCCGCTTATGCACCGGGTCATGGCTTCCGAGTTTCCCTCCGGCGGCCCGACCAGCTATGCCGATATCGGCAAGGCGTTCGATCTGGCGCTCTCCGACGATGGTGTCAGGGAGATCATCCTTGACTGTGATTCCCCCGGCGGGGAGGTGAACGGCTGCTTCGACCTGGCTGACCAGATCTACCAGGCGAGAAGCCTGAAGCCGATCACTGCCATGGTGAATGAGCAGGCCTACAGCGCCATGTACCTGCTCGCCTCGGCCGCCGGCCGCATCATCATCCCGCGTACCGGCGGTGTCGGTTCCATCGGGGTCATCGCCTGCCATGCCGACTTTTCCCGTGCCGAGGACGCCGCCGGGATCACCGTAACCCAGGTTTTCGCAGGGGCCCGCAAGGCCGACTTCTCGCCCCACGCTCCGCTCTCCTCCGAGGCTAGGACGCTGCTCATGTCCATGGTTGGGGATACCTACGAGATGTTTGTCGATACCGTGGCGCGCAACCGATCCCTGAGCACTAAGAAAGTCCGTGATACCGAGGCGGGCATGTTCGAGGGGAAGAACGCCGTCTCCGCCGGTCTTGCCGACGAAGTCGCCTCAGTCAACAAGGCAAGCCTCGCTATCCAGAAAGGTACATCAAAAAAGTCCGCTACAGTCATGTCCGGACAAAAGGAGAAGGGATTTATGACCATAACCGAGCTGAAAGAGACGAACCCGGCCCTTTATCAGTCCGTATTCGATGAAGGCAGGGCATCCATGAGTACAGAGCCTATGGGGGCCGGAGGTCCGATGTGCGGCACCTGTTCCTGCAAAGACTGCGGTAGCGGAGAGTGCGGCGCGTGCACCAAAAAGCCGCAGGCGTCAAGTGTCGCCTCAGCCACGGCTGAAGCAACCAGCGCCGAGCGCACCCGTATGACATCCCTGGCAGCCGCCGCCTTCGGGGCTGAACCAGGCGCCCGCTTCGCGGCGATCGCCAACAAGGGTCTCACTGCCGAAGATATGGCAGAACTAGGCATCACCCTAACCCCGGCTGGCGCCGGGACCTCCACCGACGAGACGAGCCGCGCGGCAATGCTCGCTGCTATCCAGCAGGCATCTCCCGAGGGCGTCAAGGCGGCCAAACTGGTAGCAGGCGAAGCCGCCGACCGTTCCGCTACGGCAAGCGCCATCGCAGCGGGCGGGAGCCTCAGGTAATCCAACACGCAGCCGGTCCAGCGTTCTCGCCGGGCCACGCTGCATAACGAAACTCTTACGGAGGAAGCAAATATGGAAACTCTCAACCCGGACAAGCTTTTGGCCAACGACTACCCGCTGGTGACCGACATCGTCATCATCGCCAGCGGCCAGACCCTGGTACGCGGCACCCTGCTCGGTAAGGTCACCGCTACCGGCAAGTTCCTTAAGTGTGTCAGTACGGCGATCGATGGTTCTCAGAACCCTCATTCGATACTCTCTGAGGATTGCGATGCCAGCGGAGGCGACCAGTCGGCCGTCACCTACCTGTCCGGCGCCTTCAACCAGAACGCAATCACTTTCGGAGGGGCGGACACAGCGGCTACCCACCGAGTGGCGCTGCGCGACCTGAACATTTATCTGAAAACTGCAGTCTAACCCGGTCGCCTGGTAACAGATCCGGCTTAACCATTTCCCTTTTACCTTTACGGAGGAACACGTATGAAAAAGATCCCGTTCACCCTTCTCTCCTGGATGCTGCTGCTGGTAGCGGCGGTCCTCTGCTTTCCTGCCGGTCACGCCATTGCCGCCGGTAAGGCCGTCGGCGCCGGGGCACTGCCGGTTCTCTGCTTCGGCGGATTGATCGACATGTTCGATACCCGCACCATGCTGGAGGCGGTCGAACAGATGAAGCGGCCGTTCAATTTCCTGCGCGATACCTTCTTCCCCCCGGCTACCCCGGCGGAGACGGAGACCGTGGACGTTGACATCATCAAAGGTAAGCGTCGCATGGCGCCCTTCTGCTCCCCCTTGTCCGAAGGGAAGGTTGTCGAGCACCTCGGGTTCAGTACCTCCACCATCAAACCGGGCTATATCAAGCCGTTCATGATCACGACCGCAGGGGATCTCCTGAAGCGTCTCCCGGGTCAGACGCTTTACTCGGGCGCCCAGACCATCGAGGGGCGCGCACAGATCAAGCTGGGCCAGGACCTGGCGACTCTCATGGACATGATCGACCGTCGCGAGGAGTGGATGGCAGCCAAGGCACTCGACGTCGGCGCCATCACCATGAAGATCAAAGGCGAGACGACTGACAAGACGGTTTCCGTCGACTTTCTGATGTCCGCGAGCCATAAGCCTACCTTGGCCGGCGGCGCTCTCTGGTCCGCTTCCACCTCGGACCCCATCGGCGATCTGAGAGGCTGGGCCAGTATCATCCGCCAGGATTCCGGCGTCAATCCGACCGTCGTTATCATGGGGACCGATGCGGCAACCGCTTTCATCAATAACCCCGTCGTGCAGAAAACCATGAACATGCTCAAGGTCAACATGGGGCAGATCAACCCGCAGCTCCTCCCGAACGGAGTCTCTTTCCTGGGGACCGTCAACGCACCCGGCCTTAGCGTCGATATCTACTCCTACGAGGAGTGGTATCTCGACGAGGATGGCGTAACCGAGCTGCCCATGGTCCCGCCCAAGAAGGTCTGGATGGGAAGCCCAAAAACGGCCAACCGCACCCTCCATGCCGTAATCCAGGACATCGAGGCGATCGAGGAAGGCTCCGCCGCCGTGAGCCGGTTCCCGAAATCCTGGGTGCCCAAGAACCCCTCCGCCCGTCACCTGATGGTCCAGTCCGCACCGCTGGTCGCCATGCTCCAGCCGGACGCTTTCCTATCCGCCCAGGTGCTGGCATAACCGACAGCTTACATTAAGCAGGGGTAGGCACTGCGCTGCCCCTGCCGGAGGCAACCATGGGTAAAAAAATCAAAATGGAAGCTATCGGCTGCATCCAGCTGGATAAGACAACCTACCAGCCGGGCGACCCCTTCACCTGCGAGGCCGATGAAGCCGAGCGTCTCACGGGATTGAACGTAGCGAAACTTGCCACCGTAATCGCAGCCTCCACCTCAGGTAGTTCAGCGGCGGCTACGATCGCTGACCAACTGGCCGTCATCGCTGCCGCAACGAGCTTTGAGGAGATTAATGCGGTGGCCATCAACCCGGATGTTTCCCCCGAGGTTCTCGCTGCAGCTCACGCACGTAGCACTGAGTTGTCAGCACAGGTCCACGCCGAACTGCTAGTAAGGATCACCACCGCCGGTACCGAGGAAGAACTGATGTCGCTGCTCCCGCAGGACGAGCCGGCAGACCTGGCTCAGGCTGAGGAACTCTCTGCTGCGGCCCGCGCACGCATGTCCGAACTCGGGCAGGAGTAAGTGAGTTTCACCGACCGCATAGCCAGATGTAATGGCGCAGTAGTATCCCGCTTTGCCGAGCATGCAGTTACCGTCAGCTCGGGGGAGAGCGCGGCGATTGTTTATGACGAGCCTTCGAAGCTGGCCGAGGTATACGAGGGGCAGGTGGAGACCAGTTCCCCAGCCGGTTCCCTTGGCTCGGCTGAGGTAACCCGTCTCGGTATCATCCACGGGACTCGCCTCAGTATTTCCAAAGGTACGCTGCTAGTAGGAGATTTCGAGGTAGTGGGTATTGAGCCCGACGGCACCGGAATAACCCGGCTGATTCTCACCAAGGATTTTTGATATGCATACCGTCGAGCAATCCATAGTCGATGCCCTGGTGGCTCTGCTGCAGGAACTGCCGCCCATCGAGACCGCCGTCGACGGCCGGGTTACTCCGTTTAGCCCAACGGAGCTCCCCGCGGCCAACGTGTTTACCCCGAAGACCGAGGTGAACCCGGCCGGCGCCGTGCAGACCGACCACGACTTAGCGGTCAGTATCGTGCTCTACGTAGCGGAGCGCACCGCGCAAAAGGTGATCCGCTCCTTGGTCGCCCAGGTCTACGCGGCGGTTGGGGAGGCCGAGCAGGATCCCGCCGGCCCCCTGGGCATTCCCAATATCATCAGCATCAACGACCCGGCGAAAGCCGTGAAATGCATTCAGCAGGGCGACTTCATCGGAAGCGCCCAGATCGCTCTGACCATCACCTATCGCACGCCACGCTGGCAGATGTAACGGAGATACCTATGCCGGAACAACTGGAGGCACCCATCCACAAGCAATGTACCGCCCATAGCGGGGTTGAATCCCGCCAGACCTCAGTTATCTGGCTGCTCGGCATCCTGATCGTCATTAACCTGGCCAGCGCCGGATATCAGTTTGTGGCTCTCAGCCAGGTCCGGGACCGGATGGCCGATACCTCAACCCAGTTCGTGCGCGGAGACGCCAAATCCGAGGCGCTGCGCGTGACAATCACGTCTCTCGAACAGCGGATGCAGATGCTCGAGCAACAGATGCAGCGCAAACCGTAAGGAGAAACCTCTGCATGTTGGTCAAGAAAATATTCATACAAATAGGGCGCGTGACCCACGAACTGATTATCTCTGGGGTGCTCCTTTGGTTCTACCTCTCCGGAGTATACCTGCAGTTCTCGCCGACGCTGCAGACCATCGCTCTCAAAGCGACCCTCACCAGCCTCGGGTTTTTACATGCTCACATTACCCGTAAGATCGCCTTCCCCGCGGTCAGTTGGGGCGATGACGAAAGGGGCATGCTGAAATTACTTTGCATCGCTCTCTATACTATTTTTATTTACGCCTACAGCCATGGTGGCTAGGGCGCTGATGCTCATTACGGCGTTGCTCCTGACGGCACCGCTTCCGGGACACGCGATCGAGCGCTGCCAAGAGCTGTCGCAGGAGGTGCGCGTCGCCCATAGCCTCACCTTCGGGACCGACTTCCCCTCCCACTATTCGGTGGGCCAGCTGCAGCAGGAATCGAACTGCCGCAACGTGATCAGCCGGGACGGTGTGGGCTCCGAGGGCCCGGCGCAGATCACCTACCGGGTCTGGAAAGATGCCCTGGAGAGAAAGGGGATCACGGAGATCCGGACCACTAAAAACCACCTGCGCGCACAGGCCTACATCAACAAGTGCGCCTACAACGAAGCCTGTACTAAAAAGCTCTGGGTGGCCTACCAGATCTACAACGGCGGCGGCCTGGTCAACAAGGAAATCAAGCGCGCTGGTAAGCCTGATTGGTCAGCTTCCCGGGCGCAGTGCCGGCGCAAGATTGTGCATTATCGGGACGGCTCCAGCGAGAGCGCCTGCGACATCAACTACGACTACAGCAAACGGGTGTTCCGTTACGGGAATACCTACCGTACAGCATCTGACGGTGCTGCCTACTCATTCTGGTAAGGGAGTCTCTCATTGGACAGCATCGACAAAATCAAGGCTGAGGTCCAGCAGGAGATCAAAAAAGTAAGTGCCGAGGCCACCGACTGTGCCCAACAGGCAGCCATTGCTGCCGGGGGAATCGGATTATGGAAGATCGCCAGCATAGCGATGCTAGCACTCCTTGTGGTGTGTTACCTCTTTTGGTCGTTTGCCCATACGCGGCATACGGCGGGGAATGCTTCTACCCCAGTAACACCGGCCCCTGCCATCACGGTATCGAAGGTCGCCGGTCCGAGGCTGAGCGTGCCGCTCCAGGTGGTCCCGAGTGCCGCGGTACATCGGGCTATGCCCGGCATCTCAGTCCCCCCGGGGCAGGAGGTGGTCGATACGGCGGATATACCGGAAACGGATAACGGTGTGCAAACCGTAACCTTCATGAACCTCTCCACTGGGACCGCGAGGACCGTATACGTCTCAAAACTCGCTCCGTGGTTCGCTCTCGAGGATAAAAACACCCTGGGGGCCGGATATGAGGCGAGCAGCACAGGAGATCGTATCCCGATCTACTATCGTCGGGACATCGTGAGGGTGAAAGACCTCCACCTGGTGGGCGAGCTCGGAGGGAAGATCCCGGTTGGACCGGGCCGGCTGGAGGGTCACGCTGCTGGATATCTCGAGTTGAGATTTTGATAAGGAGGACCTAGACCATGGATGGAAATAATTATCTGCAGCAGATCACCACGAACGATGCATCCGAGACAATCATCATCTGCAGCGACGTATCCCCGGAGACCCCGGCCGCCGCGCAGCAAGACGAGGCGGCCCCCGCTGCTGAGGAAAAGGCCATAGAGCCCAGGGAGGAGGATAACAATGCTGACACGCCGTAGAGTCATAGCCGGAAAGATCGAGCTCGTCGAGGGGACTGCCGAGGTGATCACCGTCACCGATGCCGGCATCGTCGCCATCGATGCCAAGTTCGACCCGGACGTCAAGATGTACAACCGGGACAACGTGAAATTGAATACGTTGTCGAAATTACAGTCGATCCCCGGGCAGACCATGGGGACGATATCCTTCAAGGCCGAGCTGAAAGGCGCCGGTGCGGCTTACAGCGTCACCGTCAAGCCGGCTCTGGGCGTGTACCTGCGTGCCTGCGGTTTCGCGGAGACCATCGACATCACTACCCCCGGTAGCGAAAAGGTCACCTACCTCCCGGCATCCACCGGGATACCCTCCCTCACTCTCTGGATGTATGAGGACGGCCTGGTACACAAACTGACCGGTTCCCGCGGTACGGTCAGCTTTTCCGGCAAGGCCGGCGAGCCGATCTTTGCCGACTTCAAGTTCACCGGTGTCTGGGCCGGATCTCCCGCCGCCACCATGATCGCCCCGACCCTGGAGATGACGGTTCCCCCTGTCATGTTGGGCGCAGCGCTCACCATCGACGGTTACGCCGCCACCTTCGAGACGTTCTCCATCGACATGGGCAACGATGTCCAGATGCGCACCGACGCCAACGCCGTGACCGGGTACCTGTCCGCCCTGCTCACCGACCGCAAGCCGACCGGCAAACTCGACCCGGAGATGGTGCTGCCGGCTACCTACGATTTCATGGGCAAGTGGAAGTCGGGCTCGGCCGGTGTGCTCTCCATGGGTCCCCTCGGCGCAGTTAACTACAACCGGTTCACCATGGGCGCCCCCAAGTGCGTCTATACCAAGATCGGTTCCGGGGATCGCTCCGGCATCCTCACCGCAGACCTCGACATCCAGCTCGCTATGAACACCGGCGACGACGAGTTCAAGTTGGAATTCGTGAAATAAGCAGTAGAGCATTAGCGGAGCCTCCGCCCTCCTCGGAGGTTGGAGGCTCCGGCCTCCTTACCGCCTTTTTTAATCCCTTCGGGGTGCGCCTGCACCCCTTCATTCAATCAATCTAAGAGGAGTAACACCATGGCAATCAAAAAATTCACCTCGCAGCAAAGCGCCGAGTCCGGCATGGAAATCACCCTAGAAAATCCCGTCAACGGCCTCCCGCTCCCCGAGCGGATTACGGTTTACGGCTCCGACTCCAAGACCTGCAGAGATATCCAGCGCAGGCAAACCAACCATCGTTTCGAACAACAGGCAAAACAGAAAAATAGGAAAAAAGCGTCGATGACTGCGGAGCAGATCGAGGCCGAAGGGCTCGACCTTCTGGTCGGCTGTACCAAGAGCTGGCGCACGATCCTGTTCGACGAGACCGGCAAGAAGGAAATTGGTTCCCGACCGGAGATCGAGTTCGATGATGGAGAGTGGCTCCCTTGCACCCCGGAAAATGTCCGGCGTCTCTACGAGGAGTTCCCCTGTTTCAAGGAACAGATCGACGGCGAGATCGGTGACAGGACAAATTTTTTGCAGAGCTAACCGAGGAGTTGCAGGACCAGGCTAGGATGCTTGGCCGCGGGCGGGACTGTGATTCCCAGGACCTCAACCCGCTCACGGCCCATATCTTTGCCTGGTTCAGCGACCTGAATGATGGCCGAAAATTTACGGTTATCGCGGGCATGGGTGGAGGGTCCTGTATCCCGGAAGCCCTCTCCCACCAGGAGCTGGTAGCCTGGGCGAATAATACCGGCAACGATCCCACGCCCTGGGAGTATGAGGCGTTGAAGGGCATGGACCGCTCCTGGAGGGGCGGCTTCGGTGAGACCCAGGGGAAGCGGACTACCGTAGATAGCCACCAGCACCAGGCATTGGGTGAATACTGCAAGGAAGAGAAAATAGATGAATGCCGCAAGATGCTCGGCGCGGGCCTGGAACAAGCCTGTGCAACCTGCCCCAACTGATAGAGGTCAAAAATGGCGCTGAAAGATATCGGGATCAATCTGAAGGTTACCGGGGTGGAATCGACCTCCCAGGGAATGAAGACGGTCGAGACCTCGGCCGGGTCTATGAGCCGAAACGTCACCAGCGCCACTGGTCGGATGGAATCCGATTGGAACCGGGTGCAGCAGTCTCTGAACGGTTCGACCGGAATGGTTGCCATGTCCTTTGCCAGCATTACCCGCTATGTAGAGCAGGCCGCCGGGGCATTTGCCGGTTTTAAACTAGTCCAGGCGGGCGGTGAGGCTACCATGTTTGCGGCCAACGTCCAGCAGGCGGACCGGGCCCTTTCCGTTATCGCCAATACCATGGGGAGGACCTCCGAGGAGGCGATGAGCTACCGTAATTCGCTGCGAGATCTGGGTATAACTACCAACTCCGCGACCAACGCCACCGCACAATTCATGAAGGCCGGCCTTCCCCTCGAGGGGCTTAACAAACTTGGCCGTGCCGCTCAGGGCGCCGCGATCAGCTACCAGATGATGACAGGGGAATCGATTTCATCCTCCGAGGCCCTGGATAAGATGGTGCGCTCCCTGGTGACCGGCAACGTAACGGAACTCCATACCCTCGGTATCAATGTCATGATGCGCGATACCCTGCGCGAGAATAAGCTGGCAACGGGAGAAGCAGCCACTGCCGTTGATACCCATAAGCGCCATCTACTGATGTTCAACGATGTCATGGAAAAGACTCAGCCCTTGATGCTTCTCTATGAAGCATCAATGGATCTTGCCTCCAAGCAGATATCCTCCAGCAAGCGCCCCATCGAAGAGATGAAGCTCGCCCTCGGTAACCTGTTTCTACCCGAGTTGACCGTAGCCGCCACAGGTTTCTACAGTACCGTCTCGGGGGGGATGCTCTGGATCCGCCAAAACACGGCGGAACTCAGCGCAGCTCGCTCCATGATCGGGGACTTCTCGGAGGGTCTCATTTTTGCCACTGGTCTCCTCGTGGCCTATGCCGTCGCTGCCGGAACCGCTTCGACGATGACCGGGGGGCTTTCGGCCGGCGCAGGCGTTTTTGCGGGGGTCCTGCCGCTGCTCAACACCGAGTTAAGTTTGTCGGGCGCTACAGCGGTCACCTCCGCTGCCGGCGTGGGGATATTTGGTGAGGCTATCACGGTAGCGAGCACCAAGGCCACTCTTGGCCTGATGTCGGTTAAGGCCGCTTTCGGGATATTATCGGCAGCTATGATCGGCTGGGAGATCGGAAAACTCCTTTCTGACCAGTTTGCCATTGTGCGCCAGACCGGGACCCTCGCAGTTTATGGGGTCATTGCTGCCTTCAAAGAGTTGTCCTTCACGATTCGTGAGTTTTGGGAACTACTGAAACCTCAATCTAATAACATTTGGTCCGTGGCTGTCAACAAGATCGAAGCCGAGCGGAAGGCCTGGCGGGACGAGCACTCTAAAATGCTCAAGGAGCAGCTGGCCGACAATAAGAAGGATCCGGTGACCGCCGGACCGGCAGCATATCAGAATAATGCGTCAGCTATTGCCCAGGGGAAAGCCACCGAGGCCGAGAGATTGCGTCTGGAGCGCGAGCGGGAGGCTGCCTCAGCTACGGCAGACGCGGAAAAAGCCAAGCAGCAATTAGCTCGCCAGGCAGCTTTTGATAAAGCGCTTCTCGACTCCGAAGCCGCCATCAAAAAGCAGTACTGGGAAAACGGCAAGCGCGCCGAGGAATCTGACCTCAAAGAGCGCCTTGTCCAGCTCCAGTTCGAGAAAGAGCAGGGGATGAAGACCGCGCAGGAGTACCTCGACGGCAAATATACCTTGGAGCGTGCAGCCCATCAGCGCGAGCTCGATGAGGCCAACGCACAGAGTACCGAGCTCTATAACAAATATTCGAAAATACATGACAACCCGGGCGCTGATGGGGTGATGGAGAACAACGCCTGGAAGGATTATGTAAAAGCGTTGGGTGAGGCGGCAAAGATCAAGCAGCAGATGGATGCAGCAACAGCGGATAAGCCCCGCGAGGACTTTGCTGTTCGGATTAATGAAGTGCATCGGCTTACAGCAGCCTACGCAGCGCAATATGCCCAGGAAATCCAAGGGCAAAAAGAGCTTGATACCCTCCAGGCGGCCAACGATGCAGCGACCGCTTCGATGGTTGGTACTAATGCATCCGGCGGTTTTGATTCGATCGCGGACCAGACCGCCAACCAGATGGCTATTCAGCAGCAGGCACACGAAGCCCGTATGAAGGCGATCGAGGATGAGCGCCAGGCAAACACCAACGCCTTAATGGCGGGCGAAAAAGCCTCTGCCACCTACTACGCCACTATCGATAAGCTTGATGCTGAGTCCGCAATAGAGCGTAAAAAAAACGGCCAGGCCGTAACTAAGATTACCGAGGACTCCTACCGGGCCTCCCTCTCTTCAGCAGCTAATTACACCGGCATGGCTGGGCAGATGTTTACCCTGCTTGCTGACTCCCAGGATACCAGCAGCCGCGAAGGGTTCAAGGCCGCAAAGGACTATAATGAGGCCGCCGCTGCGATGTCCACTGCTGCAGGTATCATGGCGGTCTGGGCGGCGCCAGGTGGCAGTTTTTATGAAAAATTAGGCCAGACTGCGATTGTTGGGGCGACTGGTATCGCTCAAATTGCCAAAATCGAAAGTACCTCCTACGGCGGGGGAGGCGGTTACTCCGCGACAACTGCGGGTAGCTTCTCGGGGAGCGGCGCAAACGGGGCCGATTATTCGAACGTCGGCAGCTCACGCGGGTCCTCCTATACCTCCCTGCAGGATAGCCAAACTCTGGAGGCCATGCAGCACTTGGCATCCTCCGTCGACAATGCCAGCGTAGCCATGCGCAAGGTATCCGATGGTCTGACCACCTTCGCAGGAATGCTCGGTAGCGCAGCAGACGCGCTGGGCCTCGGTACCGCAAACGGCATCAGTACGGAGACCTCCTCGGCAACCAAACCCAGCATAGTCGACGATCTTAAAACCTCTACCGGGATCGGCGCAGCCAGTATCTTCCAGAAAGGCGATTGGGGCGGAGGCTTCGACGCTATTAACGATTTTGGCGCTGAACTTTCCGGCAATGTTCTGCTCGGGTTCAATAATGCCTGGGCTAAGACCGGTGCCGGTGTCTCGCTGGGCGTCACCATGGGCACGCTCGTCGGTAAGGGGTATGAGGAGTCCACCAAAAAAGGCGGCTGGTTC